CCGCAAGGACAACGCCAAGCAGCCAGATGTATGGATTGCTCCCATAATATACGGGGGTCAGGCTACGGAAGCAGTAGGGCTTGCAGGTTCGCGCAACAGATAGCAGTTGTACCAGCAGACAGGTTGCAATTTGTGTATCAGCTCAAGCTACCTGCTACCTCTATATTTGGGCAAGCAAGGGATGGTCACATGCCTATGAAAGCCTACGCAGAGTTCCTGTATGGCCGCGATACTCCAGTCATGTCTGTCCTCACTAGGATATATTTTGACGCAAATAGCAATACGCCGAAGTTATTCTTCAAACCAATTCGCCCTCTACGGGATGAAGAATTAAGTGTAGTAGCAGAGATGATTTATAACCCCGATACATCACGGGCGATCACTCTAGACTACACACCATTTGAGGGTAGCATAGAATCCCCGTTTGGAGTTACAGACGGGTTTCAAAATTAGGAGAAATAATATGGCTGATAAGCCTAAAGCAATACCGTTTATGATTGGTCAAGTAGAAGCCCTGTGGCCGCGCCTAAATACTACTTACAGGTTTGACAATAAGGAAAAGCGTTCAGTACCTTGTGACGTTTTCGATGACGGAGCTAAGTACGAAGTTAGTTTCCGTATGACCAGCGCCCAAGCTAAGAAGCTATTTTCGGATATGAAAGCCGCATTTCTCGCACGCGCTGGGGATGACTGGCCTGAGAAGTTTGATAACCCTTTCGGTAAAAAGGAGGATGGAACCTATACGTTTAAGACTACTTTGAAGGGGGCATATGGTAAGGACGCTACAAGAAAACCTGCCCAGTATGATGCCTCCAACGCGAAACTTGACGACGATTTCTTACTTACTACGGGCAGCACTATTAATATCGCGGGGGTGTTCGTACCTTACCACGCTCAAGGTGTGGGTACCGGAGTATCCCTACGACTGAACGCCGTACAAGTAACTAACTATGTACCCATGCAAACAACTTCTCCGTTTGAGACTACTGATGGGTTTGAAGCAGAAGGTGCTAACCCGTTTGCAGTCGCTGCGGAGCCTGACGTTGATCCTGTAGAGGTTGAGGATGAAGTTAAAGAACCTAAGAAGGTAGCTAAGAAAGCCGCTACCCCAAAGGCTAAAGACCCAGAGTTAGACGCTATTGTGGACGGCTGGGACGACTAATCTCTTTAACATAACCCCGGCTACGTTACAGCGTGGTCGGGGGCTTCTCTCAGGTAAGTACCAATGGAAACAAAAGATTTCTTACAGAGAGCGTTAGGAGATGGTGGCTTTTATTGTGTGTTTGCATCCCAAGGGTCGAAAGACCGTAGGGTACAAAAGTTTTACGATTCCCTAGACGCTGTTCTGACAACAGCCCAAGAATTAAATGAATCTGGGTTCGATGCGTATTTCGCTTTAGCTACATTTAAAGAAACAGGGTCGCGCAAGGTAGATAATGTAAATCAACTAAGGGCGTTCTTTTTAGATTTGGATTGCGGCCCTAGTAAGGATTATGCGAACCAGAACGACGCTATGATAGCCTTGCGTAAGTTCTGTAAGGACTTGGATTTACCTAAACCACTATTAATTAACTCCGGTCGTGGAATCCACGTGTACTGGTTCTTATCAGAACCTGTTAATATAGGTGAGTGGCTACCCGTCGCGGAGAGACTGAAGAAGCTATGCGCGGAACATAAGCTATTAGCAGACCCGGCTGTAACATCAGACGCGGCTAGGGTTCTTCGTGTACCCACTACCCATAATCATAAAGCAGACCCGCCTCTCCTAGTAAATTTCTTCGGTTCCGACATGCCGAAGCCTATGCACATAGATGTATTTAAGGAATACATAGGCGCTGATTTGATACCAGTACCTACTAGACACATACCTTCTGGCAGTAACGCTGTCATGGACGCATTGCTGGGCAACAAGAAAAACACATTCAAGGATATAGTTCTCAAGATACAGGCGGGTACAGGGTGCAACCAGATAAAAAATATACTGGCTAATCAGGAAGAAATAAGTGAGCCTTTATGGAGAGCGGGGCTGTCTATAGCCAAGTTCTGCGAAGACGATAAAAAGGCTGCTCATATACTGTCTAAGAAGCATCCTGAATACGATGTGGAAGACACGCTAAAGAAGATGGACCTGATAAAAGGTCCGTATCTATGCGGTACATTCGATGAGTTTAACCCCGGAGTATGTGGGGAATGCCCAAACAAAGATAAGGTAAAATCCCCCATAAGTTTGGGCAGTAGAATACGAGAAGCTACAGAAGAAGATAACATCGTAGAGGCACCGTCTATTGACCTCCCTGATTCACCTGTAAACACGTACGTAATACCTCCATACCCAGCACCATATTTTAGGGGCGCGAACGGCGGTATCTACACGCGGGTCACACTTCCTGACGGGGAAGTGACTGAGAAGGCCATATACCATAACGATCTATATGTTGTGCGACGGTTGTGGGACGCTGAGTTAGGGGAAGCAGTAGTTATGCGGTTGCATCTACCTAAAGATGGCGTACGTGAGTTCACCCTACCTCTTACCGCCGTAAACTCTCGTGAAGAATTTCGTAAGAATATGTCTATGTACGGCGTGGCCGTAAGCAAAATGGAGGATATAATGCAATATACGACAACGTGGGTTAACGAATTACAGGCTACTACTGTGGCAGATGAGGCACATAAACAGTTTGGCTGGACCGATGCCGAGTGCAGCTCTTTCGTGTTGGGTAATCAGGAGATATTCAAAGATAGGGTGGAGTTTAACCCTCCGTCTAGCCAGACTTTGAGTCTGTTCCCGGCATTTGAACCAAAAGGCACGATGGAAGAGTGGAAGAAAACTATAAACTTCTATAACCGGGACGGGTTTGAGCTACATCAGTTCATAGTGGGGTCGTCTTTCGGCTCCGCGCTTATGCAGTTGTCTCCTATAAACTGCGCGGCCTTGCACATACACAGTAAGGACTCAGGTGTGGGTAAGACCACAGCCCTAAATGCGGCGGTTTCGGTGTGGGGTAGCCCTGAGGAGCTAGTCATAAACAAACAGGACACGTTCAACACTAAGATGCACCGGGGGGAAATATACCACAATCTGCCCTTGTACATGGATGAGTTGACCAACAGCGAAGGCACCGAACTAAGCAACCTAGTGTACCAACTAACAGGCGGTAGGCAGCGGGGGCGTATGTCTGGCAGTAGTAATGCGGAACGGTATCGTGGGAAACCGTGGAAGCTGTTGTCAGTTACAACGGGCAACACGAGCGTCATAGAACGTATCGGTACGGCCAAATCTATGCCGAAAGCGGAGGCCCAGAGGATGCTAGAAGTAAAGGTGGACCGCCTGTTCACCAAATCAGAGGATAAAGAATCTCAGGATAACTTCAGTGCTGCGCTTGGGGAACATTACGGCCACGCGGGTAAGGTGTACGTACAATACGTGATGAGCAATTTAGAGGCAGCTAGAAAGCTGATTAACGAGGTTCGTGTGAAGGTTGATAAGGCTGCGGGGCTAACCTCTGAAAACAGGTTCTGGTCTGCGTTTGCAACTAACACGATGGCGGGCCTCCTCTTAGCCAAACGCGCAGGGCTTGTAGAGTACGACACGGGTAAGGTGTTCAAATGGGCTATCAGTATGCTCAAGCAGAACAAGAATTATGTAACCGATATGAATGCTTCAGTCGAAGAAGTACTTAATGATTACATACACGAACACTGGAGTAATGTGCTGTGGATCAAAAGCACGGATGATTTACGGAAGCAGAACAACAATGGACTTGACTCCCTCGTAGTACCGGATGCCCTGCCACGAGGTAAATTAGTGGCTAGATACGAGACGGACCTCAAGAAAGCCTACCTTATACCGAAACCTCTAAAAGCATGGTGTGGTGAGCAGCAGATAAACTACGCGGCTTTCTTGGAGGATTTGAAGGCCAAGATGGGGGCCACAAAGATGAAGATACGGTTAAGCAAAGGCACACATATGCAGTTGCCGCCTACAGATGTTATCGTTGTGGGTTGTTCTATAGAGGGAAGTGATGAAGCAGGGGATACTGAAGACGCATGATCTGGACCCTGACGGGGTAAGGATCGTTGTAAAGTGGGAAGATATGGTGGTAGGTGCGTCGGTATTTATCCCTTGTATAAACACAGAAGAAGCAATGCGCCAAGCGGCTAAGGTTTTAGTAGAGAAAGACTACAAAACTGAAGCACGGGTGGTTATAGAGAACGAAATATTAGGTATTCGTATATGGAGAACTACGTGATACATTCG